CATGGGTAACGTCAGACGGCGGCGGTACAGGTGTAGCACCTGTAGTAACCGTGGAAGCTGAGGCCGGAGCGGTACAAAATACAGGTATGGTAACTGAGTATTTAACTGCCAACGTATCTAAGTACAGCGGTATGAACACTATTAGCGTAGAGCTATTAGAGCGTTCAGACCCTAATTTCTTTGCAGAATTAACAGCGCAACTACAAAACGCGTATTTAACTGCAACAGATACGGCAGTAGTAGCAGCTCTAACAGCCGGTGGACAGCAAGCTAACCCACAAGCTGCAACAAGTGCTGGCATTATTGCTTACACAGCTGAACAAACCGCTGCCGCCTATAAAGGTACTGGCTATTTTGCGCAAAATTATCTAGCTAATGCCTCTCAATGGTCTTTGCTAATGGGTGCAACTGATAACACAGGCCGCCCAATTTATAACGCTATCCAGCCAATGAACGCAGGCGGCGACGTTAGACCAACCTCAATTAGAGGTAACGTCTTAGGTCTAGACCTATATGTAGATAAAAATATGGTATCTGGCGTTATTGATGAGTCAGCCTTTATTATCGTGCCAGAGGCAGTAACCGTTTATGAAAGCCCACAGGCTTATATGAGCGTAAACGTGGTATCAAATCTACAGGTACAAGTAGCTATCTATGGCTTTATGGCCACGCTAGTTAAAATGCCTGCCGGTATCCGTCGTTTTAACTTAACCTAATAAATAACTAATAGTCTGGCAGGGCCTTAGCCCTTTGGCTCTGCCAGACCTACAAAGAAAGGTACAAATATGCCGGCTACTTACGTTACAGCTGCTACGTTAAAAGCATCTTTAGGCGTTGGCACTTTGTACGATTCTTACACTTGGATAGAGGACACCTGCCAAGCTGCCCAAGATTTAATTAACGGGTTTTTATGGTTTGACTCTGCACCGGTGGTGGGAACTGCATTAGTAAACAATGTAGCTACCGTGATGATAGCCAACCCCGGCCTGTTTACTACTGGGCAATCCGTTACCGTAACCGGGGCTGGCGCTACTTTTAACGGCACTTATACAATTACTGGCACAGTACCGTTTAGCGCGGGTACTACTAATTTATTGCCAGCGTTTAATTTTCAGCTTAACTATTACCAATACCCACAGGGTTACAGCTTTATACAATATGCAAAAACGGCAGCTGACCAAAACTTTAGGCGCGTAGTACCTAGCGGCACTATGACGGGTGATGATACAAAGACGGCTACCTACGCTAATACACCTGCTATAAACGCAGCTGCACTTATGTTAGCTGAGAATATCTGGACTAGCCGTTTTAGCACACAAAACGGCGGCGTAAGCGTAGACGGTTACAGCCCTAGCCCTTTTAAGATGTCTAATACTTTAATGGCATCTATACGCGGTTTGTTAGCACCGTACTTATCGCCTAACGCTATGGTGGGATAATGCCAGCCGCCATAACTACACTACGCAGCACTATAGCCGCTGCCTTAGCTAATAATGCTGTTTGGAGTACTTTTAGTTTTCCACCTAGCACAATAGTAGCTAACAGCGTAGTAGTAGCCCCGGCTGACCCTTATTTAACACCTAGCAATAATGCACAAGCAACGATAGCGCCGCTAGCTAATTTCAAAATAATTATGACCGTGCCAATGTTTTCTAATGAAGGCAACCTACAAGGCATAGAAGATACGATAGTAGCGGTGTTTAATAAATTAGCCGCTAGCTCTATCGTTTTTAATGTTACCGCTGTAACTGCACCTAGCGTTTTAACGTTACCTAGCGGCGACTTACTAACAAGTGATTTACAAATATCCGTACTAACGAGCTGGAGCTAAAATGGCACTAACAGATGAAGAAAAAGCGTTTTTAATCAAAATAGGCCAAGAATTGCCTAAAGAGGTTAAAGATACAAAGCAAAAAGCAACAGAAACACCGACAACAGAAAACGAGGCATAACCAATGGCAATTTTTCTTTCTAACGGCGTAGAAGTTACGCTGAACGGCGTGGTGCTATCAGACCACGTTACTAGCGCAACTATTAACCGTAGCTTTGATGAGCTAGAGGTAACAGCTATGGGCGATACCGCACATAAGTTTGTTAAAGGTTTAGAGGCCAGCACTATTACGCTTGATTTTCTTAATGATAATGCCGCTAGCGGTGCAGGCGCGGTACGCGCTGCGTTGCAAGCTGCGTGGGGTACTACAGTAACTCTAATTTTAAGACAAACAAGCGCGGCTACTAGCACTACTAACCCGCTTTATACCACTACCGTATTAGTAAATAACACAACCGACATAAACGGCGCTGTGGGCGATATTGGAACACAGAGCATTACATTTACCTGTAACTCACCTATCGTTATCACAACAGCACCGTAAACTAAACAAAGGGGCACAAAATGGCAAAACTTAAAATAACAAGGGCAGACGGCAGCGTAACCGAGCATAAGATTACGCCCCGTATTGAGTACGCCTTTGAGCTGTATGCAAAAAAAGGTTTTCACAAAGCCTTTAGAGATGATGAAAAACAGAGTGACGTTTATTGGCTTGCTTGGGAGTGTTTACGCACAAGCGGGGAAGCCGTAAAAAGTTATGGGGCAGATTTTCTAGAAACCTTAGCTAAAGTTGAGGTACTAGATGATGACCCTTTGGAATAGTGGGGCGCGGTAGCTTTGGCTATCTAATCGCACAAGTGGCGGTAGAAACAGGCATAGCGCCCCAGTATTTATTAGAGCTAGATGAAGTAATGTTTCAGAATATTTTGAAGGTTTTAACAGACAGAGCTAAGGCGGTGCAAGATGCCAACAGAGGTAGAAAACGCTATTCAGGTTAGAGCAGCTTTAAAACGTTTTGCGCCCGATTTAAGCAAACAGACTCAAACAGAAATGGCTAATGCGTTACGCCCTGTAGTTGCTAGGGCTAGGGGTTTTATTCCGGCAGATGCGCAACTATTAAGCGGTTGGGTTAAAGGCACAGCTAGCATAGATACAATTAACTATAGACCATTTCCAAGCTTTAGTAGTAGTGATGCTAAACGCGGTTTAGGTTATAGAGTAACACCGTCTAAGCCTAATAAATCGGGCTTTGTATCTTTAGCTAGAATACAACAAGCTAATGCCGGCGGTGCAATATATGAAACCGCCGGGCGGTTAAATCCAAACGGTAGAAAACAAGGCCCTGTAGTAGACCGTTATAAAAATGGCGTTTATGATAAAACAACACACACCGGTAAGCAATATTCAACTAGCTTAAATCCTAATGCAGGGCAACAATTTATAAATAACTTAAACGGCACAGGGCCTTTAGTAAATGCTAGGCCTAAAGGTATGAAAGGCAGACCAACACGCAAAGAAACAGGCCGTGCTATGTATAGAGCGTGGGCGGAAGATAACGGCGTAGCTAACGCGGCTGTACTAAAAGCTATAGATAATTCTATAAATAATTTTGTAAAAGCGACTACATATCAACCAAAGGCAGCGGCATAATGGCCACAGACTTAATAATAAATATAGCTAGCCAATTTACGGGTAAAAGCGCGTTTGAAAAAGCTGAAAAGTCTACAAAATTATTAACTAAAAGTGTAAAAAATCTAGCTAAAGTAACGGGCGTAGCTTTAAGCGCTACAGCCATTTTAGCTTACAGTAAAAAAAGTATTAAAGCCGCTGCAGATGATATGAAGGCGCAAAAGCTGTTAGCACAAAGCCTAAAAAATGTAGGACTAGCTTACGCTACTGTAAATGTAGAAAACTTTATAGGACAATTAGAAAAACAAACTGGTATTTTAGATGATGAACTACGCCCCGCGTTTAGTAAATTAGCACAGGTAACGGGCTCTGTAACTAAAACACAAAGCCTATTAAAATTAGCCTTTGACGTATCTAGCGGCTCTGGTCTTGACTATAAATCTACTGTAGATATATTGGCTAAAGCCTATGTAAATAATAATAAAGGTTTATCTAAATTATCTTTAGGTTTAACACAAGCTGAAATACAAGCTATGGATTTTGCAGACGTAGTAGAGTTACTTACTAAAAGGTTTGACGGGGCAGGCGCGGCAGCTGTAGACAGTTATAGCGGGTCTATGGCAATACTTGCCACCTCTAGTGCAAACGCGGCAGAGATTATAGGCACTAGCCTTATAGGTGCTATAGAAACTTTAGGCGGTAATGACGGTATAAAAAACTTAGGCACAGATATAGAAAACGCGGCAAAAAGTACAGCTAATTTAATAGATGAAATGGCGTTTTTAATTAGTCAGATAGGCTCTATACCTGTAGTAGGTGGAGCACTTTCAACGTTTGGCAAAGGCATACAAAATATATTAGGTAATTTAAGCCCACAAAAATTAGCAGAATTGACCCGAGAAATACAGGCTGGGCGTGGTATGAACGCAGCGCCAATAGCAGGCCAGCCGTTTACTACCGGTATGTCTATTACAAGCTCTACAGATGCACAAGCTAAAACTACAAGGCTAGCTAAAGCGGCTGAGTTAGAGGCAATTAAAAGAAATAAAGAGCTAGCAAAATTAGCTAAAGATAGAGCAAACCGTGAAAAAGAAATAGCAAAACAGAAAAAAGACCAACTAGCCTTAGACAAAGCTGCCCTAGCTCTAGGCAAGGGTGAAAACATTTTTGATTTAGATAAAATACAGGTACAGGCAGCGCTATTATCTAAACAAGATGAAATAAACAGGCTAGGCGTAAATGCTACAGACCAGCAAAAACTACAGCTAGCTAATGACCTAACGCGCCTATCTATTAAAAAAACTATGGGTGAGCTGGAAGATGCTATAGCCGCTAAAGATGTAGAGGCTGCTACACGCCTTGCTAAAAAACTGAATTTAGACTTAGCAATACTAGGCGCTCTGCAAAGCCAAGAGTTTAAGTTAGCAGATATAAACAAAATACTAGAAACATTTAAGCCAAAAAAACTTATAGATATAGATAATTTAGATGAAGCCTTAATTTTACTTGGAAAAATGGCTGGAATTAAAATAAATGTAGGTGGAGTAGATTTAGGCATAGGTAACGGCGGCGGTGGCGGTGGCGGCGGTGGCGGCGGTGGCGGTGGCGGCGGTGGCGGCGGTGGCGGTGGCGGTGGCGGCGGTGGCGGCGGTAATGGTGGCGGTGCAGGTTACATAAGTGGCCTAATTACAGATGCCGTCAATGCTATAGCAGGTTCAGAGTTTGCCGGCACTTCATTAGCTAATTCTGCCAATATACTTTCTAGCGCTAGATTAACAGCTCAATTAGACCAAATTATGGCAGGTTTTACGGCTACAAATAATTTAGCAGCTGATAGATACACAGCACAATTAGAAGAAATTACAGCTAGAAATACTATGACCAATAATTTAGCAGCAGGCAGATATGCAGCTATGCAAAATTATTATGTAACGGTGAACGCAGGGGCTATAGGTAGTGAGGATTTAGTAAACAAAGCTGTGCAAGATGCTATTTTATCTATTGAGCGCAAGGGTGACCCGTTGCGTTACACCGGTGGGCTATGACCCTGCCAGTAATAAACGCTGTTATTAACTTTAGTACCGGGCCTAGCTTTGCTCAAGCTATGATTTTAGGGCAAGGCATACTAGATACAAACGTATTAGCAGATAGCGCGGCTGTAATTGTAGATGTATCTAACGTAGTAGATAGCATACAAACTAACAGAGGCCGTAACCCTCAAGCTGACCAATTCCAAACAGGTACACTAACTTTAAGAATAGTAGACCAAAATGGCGATTTTAACCCTCAAAACCCTAGCGGGCCTTATTTTGGCTTGCTTGACCCTATGCGTAAAGTAGCTATATCTGCTACTTATAACAGCGTTACTTACCCTATCTTTAGCGGCTTTATCACTAGCTATAACACTACTACGCCTAAAAATGCGTTAGACGTTGTTTATACCACAATAACGGCGGTAGATGCGTTTAGACTTGCCCAAAATGCACAGATAGCCACAGTAACAGGGGCTACCGCGGGTGACCTATCCGGCACACGCATTAACCAAATATTAGACCAAATAGGCTGGCCTACCTCTATGCGTGATGTAGATGCCGGCTTAACTACACTACAGGCAGACCCCGGCACGGCCCGTACCAGCCTTGCAGCTATGCAGACG